AATGTCTTTTTCTTTTTTTTCCCAAGACCACATCATATTATTCCTTCGAGTATTTTACATCGTGTTCATATAAGAACATTAAGCAACAACCTGCATGCGCAAGGTGATGCAAACCAGATTCTGGGTCAATAACTTCACCACGTTTATACGCCCAAAGATGACGCTGAAGTGCATCAAAATAACGGCGCTTAGAATCAGGAACACGTTGCCAATTATCACGTTCATACTTCTGTGCTCCAAAGGTTAACACCTTTGCAATTTCTTCCAAAGCTAATGGAGGCAAAAGACCATACTCAGTCTTATCACCATCAAACTTTCGACCACCAGATGTGGCTGTTTGACTTTCCTTAACTTTATCTTTACTTGTCGCCATCAGTCTTCTCAACGGGTTTGTAGTTCATCAAGTCTTCAACAACACGAGTCCAAACGGTATCCATACATTTCTCCATAACAAAAACGGACAGTGATAGACGGTGTCCAAACCCTATCACTGTCCAAACTCACTTTAACGTGAGAACGCTTGTGCACCAATCACACGGCTTGCCAAAGCAACCATAGACTTGGTAGGTGTACCCAAACGGTACTTGGTAGTCTTAGTACCATCATGCAAAGTAGCTTCATTGCCATAAATACAATGACCTTGATCGCGAAGATTGCGTACACTTGCAACTGGGTCCTTCAAACCAAAGGATGCAGAGATCTGCTTAGCTGTAAATGTGTTGCCTGACTTCAATGCGGCCAAAAGTTTTGTTTGCTTATTCATAATAACTCCATAATTAACTCACCCATTTTGCACCTATTGACAGGAGATGGGGTGTAAACATCTCCAAAGGTGTATTCATTAGAATGGAACTTGTAGATCGTCTTCGATAACTTGTGCTACTGATGGTGCAGCAGCTTTGGCATCGACTTTAGTATACAAATCCAGGAATGCTACTCGTGTATCTTCATCAAAGCGAGAGATACACATTTCGATTGCTTTCTTACGATCATTAAAGATTCCATAAGTTCGTGCAATATGAACCAAACGGCGAGTAGAGATTAGATCTTCAATACCACCATCTTCGTATGTCTTACGGATGATCTCACCCCATGTGACGAGGTTGTCTGCAAATTCACCATCAAGTTTGCCATAGGTTTCCATAGCATTCAAGATGATTTTCTTTTCAACTGCAGTTGATGGATATGGTTGTTCGAGTGTAGCAATGAAACGTTCAAGGAAAGCTTCATCCAAAATTCGAGCACCAGTGAATCGACCATCTTCAGATCCACGACCTTTAGTGTTAGCAGTTGCAATTACATTAAAACCATTTGCTGGTTGAACCACGGCACCTGTTTTCTTGATGTACAGTGGTTTACCTTCCAACACAGCTTGCAAACACATAAGCTTGTTTGAACCACGATCAATTTCGTCAATCAAACATACAGCACCTTGCTTCATAGCTTGTGGGATAGGACCATCGCACCAAACAGTTTCACCATTGACAAGACGGAAGCCACCAATCAAATCGTCTTCATCAGTTTCTTCAGTAATGTTAACTCGAACATACTTACGCTTTGCTTGTGCTGCAGCTTGTTCAACCATCATAGTCTTACCATTACCTGAAAGACCTGAAATAAAGATTGGATAGAAGACGTTTGATTCAATGATCTGTTTTACGTCACGCGAGAAACCCCAAGACACATATGACTTGTCTTTCTTAGGGACTTCAATCTGAACTTGATCAAACACTGTTTGACTGATTTTGTTTGTAGGTTCTTCCACGTGTTCTACTTCTGTTTTAGGTACAATTGACAACATTTCGATTTGGTATTCACCACGACGAACTCGAGCATCAGCTTTCATAACGAATCCAGGATATGGCATACCCATAGATGTTGCATGATCAGCCAATTCATCTCGTGTAAAGACTGAACGGCCTGGATATTTTTCACCGAGCGTTTTAATGAACGCTTGCTTTTGCTCTGTTTTCATGGTTGGACACCTTTCAAATATTGATACTACTATTATATCACAGTTATGACTCGCTGTACAGGACTTTATGCAATAGCATCAATAAAGCCATTCAACAGAATTCGGTTAACCCGCTTTTGTTTTGAGAGTTTAGCAAATGCGGTTTTGAGTTTACCTTTGCTTGCGCCATCTTCTACAAGATTGCCCAAGTCATCTTCAGTGACATCCATATACTTAGCGCATAACCCAAAGTAACGATCATAGCCAAACACGTTGTCTTCAATGACACAACGACTGTTATTCATTTGTGTAACATACTTGTCTTTGTTCTTATAACTCGTAGAGTTACAAATTTTGCTTACGGCTTCATTGCGATACTCGCTAATAAAGAAGCCTAGGATCGTTGAGCCTGTTGACTTGCCAAGTGCTTCAAGCATGCCCGCAGTAATTTGAGATGAGTTCAAAGTATCTGCAGCAATAGTTGCACCATTAACACGAATGATAGATTTACGTGAACGATAATAACTATCTGATGAGTCACCATCTTTACGATATTGATCAGCTTCTTGAGACACTCGAACTTGGAATGAATCTGATTCACCGTCAGTCAAAAACATAGTAGTCATTTTCTGAATGCCATGCTTTTGTTTGAACGACTTTATCATTTCATCAGCATATGCAATACATGTATTCAATGGTGTTGAATGTAATTGGTTCCAACGACTGATGTAGTATCTTGACATCTTTCCATCCCAAGCTTGAGATAGATTCCACAACATTTCTTGTGATGTTTGGTATTCTACACGAGACATGCGCGAGGACATCAGGTTCAATAGGTTGAACTTATGTGGAATGATTTCACAATCCATAAATGAATCGTAGTATGCTCGATCGTCAGAATCATCAGATCGTACACGTGTAGTGAAAGCATATACTTCATAAGGGATGTTAACCATACGACAGAAGAGTGTTAAACTCAACAATTGACGAATAGTTGAACCCATATTAGATTGCATAGAACCAGAGAAGTCAATGTACATCATCATACCATGATTCTGGTAATTAGCTAATTTAGTTGACTTCAAGAAGATGTCTTCAGATGTCTTATATGAATGCAACTTATTAGTGTTCAATGTACCAGTCTTATGAACTGTTGAACGTGAGTATTGATATGCTGCTTTACGCATTTCAAATTCTTTAGCCATGTAAGCAGCAGCCATGTCAGTCTCACCTCTGAACTTCATATATACTGGTTTCAATTCAGCTAATTGATCTTTGATTTGAGGACTGCTGATTAATGCGTTGTTTGCTTCAAGCTTCCACTGAGCGTAATACTCTTTGTAGTCAATAACAACCTTTTGTTGTTTGTTCTTATTCAAAGTATACACTGCTGCTCGGCCAATTTCATCATTGGCCAACAAGCTTTCCTCAGCTTCACGATATGCATTATCTGTTTGAGCCTCTAAGGCATCAAGCATATCTTCATCAGATTCTTCAACGGTGTTTTCTTCAATGTCTGGTGTAGTGTCTACTTCATCAGGAACTTCAGGTTTGAATTGATCTTTAGAAGGCTTTGTAGTTGTTTCAACTTCTGCAGTTGATTCTTCATCCTTAGCTTCTTCAACTACTTCTTCTTGTGTTTCTTCAACAGGGATGTCTTTCTCATAGTCGTCTTGGCTTGATGTTACATCAGTCTCAATGCTTTCAACTTCGACATTACTTTCCTTAGGAGTTGCAGGAGGAGGTGTATTGACTTTTGGTTGAGCACCTAATGCTTTAGCATTTTTCTTCTTAGCATCAGCAATCACTTTCTTTTGATATGCATAGATCTTCTTAGCAAGTTCTACTACATCACCAAAAGTTTCACACTTATAAGCAGCATCTAACATCACTTGTTCAGATGAGTTGAATGGTACATTAAGGTGTGTACCAATCTTAGAATGCAAATTGATGCGGTCAATCAGAATGACTTTAGAGAAGTCAGTGAGACCAGCAGTGCCAAAGAAGTTCTCGTCAGCAAGCACTTTGTAACCACGTTGGAATTGCAAACGTAGACCTGGAAATTTGTCTTGGATTTTTCGCTCGATACGAATGTCTTCGAGGATGTTGAGGTATGCTTTAGGAGCACCTTTGATGTCAGTCACAGCATCATGCCAACCCAACGCTGGAGTGTATAATGCATGACCTACTTCATGCCCTGTAAGTAAGTCATAGACTGCTTTGCCACGATTCTTCCAGATAGGAAGAGCGAGCACACGTTGTTGCGGGTTAAACCATGCAGTACGATAGTTACCGTGAATAACGTGAATGTTTTCTTGAGCCAACAGCTTCGCCAATGTAGACTGTTGGTCAAGATTGATAGAGAGTTTTTCTAGTTGCATAGTTGGACACCTTAGTATACAACTATTATATCACAGAAATGACCCGCTGTACAGGACTATTTGATCTTGGAGAAGTTTCTCTCTTTGATGAACTCGATCTTATGGCGGAACTTCGAGTCAAGCACATCACCTTTATGCGAGATGATGAACACGTTAGTGTCCTGAGTGACTGTACTAAGAATCTTCATAAGGTTATCAATACCATCATTATCAAGTGATGAGTCGAATGTTTCATCCAAGATGAGAAGGTTAGTGTTTGCTGAGTTCTTCATGCGGGCAATTTGACGCCATGTGAAGAGTAGACTTAAGTCAATACGTTGTTTTTCACCTTCAGAGAATGAAGCATATGTAAACTCATCACGATAACGTGATTTGATTGTCTCATTGAATGATTCGTCAAGGTTAAACAGAACAAAGAAGTCAAGTGTTTGTAAGTATTGATTCACTAACTTATTAATGACTGGAAGGTATTGTTTAACAATCTTTGTCTTGATACCTGTGTCTTTCAACATTTCACTAGCAATGAATTGGTAGTTCTGTTGGTCAATGTAATCTAACTTCAACTCAGCAAGATTTTCTTTTTCTTGTTGAAGCTTTCTTAGATCTTCAACTGCAGATGATACATCACCATCTGAACCTTCAATCTTCAAGATGTCTTCTTCAAGTTTATCAATAGCTTTTTGAAGTGCAGAGATAGAAGCGTTGTTAGCAACGATGTCCATTTGAGCATCTTGGAACTTTTCAATCTCAGACTTTAATGTAGACTCTTCTGACTTGATAGTTAAAAGTTCTTCTGATAACTTGGTAAGACCTTCATTAATTTCCCCGATTTTGCTATCATACTTATGGACATGTTCAAGACGGGTTTCATGAGTAATTTCTTGATTGCAGGTGGGACAAGCTGATGAAGTCTCAAAGAACGCTCGATGTTCTTGGTGTTGCTTAATGGTAGACTTAAACTTATCGTCAAATGTGGTAAGCTTGTTCTTCTTAGATTCGAGCGTTTTAAGACTTTTTTGTGATTCAATAAGGGCTTTGACGTGTACAGAGAGCTCATCATTCTTTTCGTTAAGACTCTTAACTGAGGCTCTGTGTTGGATGATCTCGTCTTGCTTACTACGAACTTGATCTTTTGCAAGTGATTGTACATCAGCAATGTACTTATTTTGTAAGCGGACCTTCTCCGATATGATTTGGAGTTGGTTATTGGCATCATTGATTAGTTCCTTAATACGTGCAGCTTTTTCTTTTAGCAACTGATTCATACGAGAGAACACTTGAATGTCAAGAAGTTCTTCAATGATGTTACGTCGTTGAGCTGTAGGCAACTGCATGAAAGGTGTAAATGAAGCAGAACCAATCACTACAATTTGATGGAATGACTTATGGTTCAACTTCAACACGTTTTGCTCAAGGTATTCTTGATAGTCACGAGCACTTGATGATTGGTTGATGAGTGTACCGTTTTGGTAGATCTCAAAGATGTTTGGTTTAATACCACGGATGATTTTAAACTCAACACCAGCAACACTAAACTCTGTCTCAACAACACAATGCTTGTTATTGATAGAGTTCAATAGTTGTGGCTTACTGATGTTTCGATATGGTTTACCAAACAAACCGAATGATAGTGCATCTAACAGTGTAGACTTACCTGCACCATTGTGACCAACGATTAAGGTGCTATCATTCTTATCGAGTTGAATTTCAGTGAAGCTATCGCCAGTAGATAAAAAGTTCTTCCAGCGAATAGTCTTAAAAATAATTCCAGCCATTTATACCAATTCAGTGTTTTGCGCCTCTACATAAAGTCCACGCAAAAGTGTTTTCAATTTTTCTTTGTCTGCTTCAGTTTCGACAGCATCAACATAAGAGTCTAATAGAACCTGAGTATCGTCTAACTCGATGTCATCATCTTCAACGCTTTCACCTAAGAACTCAGAAAAAGATTCTGCGATCTTCATTTCATGTAATGGGCGTTGGGATAATCTATCGATGAAACGATCAAAACCAAAGTAATCGGTTTTCTTCTCTACAATAACTTTAACAAATTTGCTATCGTACTGCGTTACATCTATACTATTATAATCTGTCTTATCGTCGTTGTACACTATCTTTTCATGAAGTGTGTGCGGATTTCTAATGGGAGACAACTCACGAGTCCTAGTGTCCAATACGTGGAAATACTTAGCATCGTCGCAATCTCCCCAAGTGAATTCCATCTGGCTGCCAAGGTAATGTATGTTACCACGAGAAGACTTAGTATGAAAGTGCCCTGATAGTACGGCTTCAAATCTATCAAACGCAGATGTATCCATACCATGAGGATTAGGAATACCTTTGTACATTTCGAATCCAGAAAATTCAAAGTGGCCTCCAATTATAGGTGCTCTGCATGTTTTAATAAACTCCATTGTTTCGCTATAGTTCTCATTGTTAATCCAAGGGATAACACCAAAGCGGAATGAACCGAATGGTAGAACTGTAGGCTTCATATGAATCGTTACACAATCAGTGTAGTGACCCATTAATTCTTTTAGTGAACACAGTTCATTTGTGTTCTTATAGAATACATCATGATTTCCTGGAATGATATGCATGTGAATGTTATATTCACGCAACCTTTGTAGGAATACTTTACGGTTGTGTTCTAATGCTTTGAAGTTTACAAACTTACGATGTTCATAGTAATCACCAAGGTGAATGATCTCTGTAATCTTGTTTTCAATTAGGTAAGGGAAGAACACTTCATCATAAAATTTTTGCTGATACTGCATGAACACGTCTGATGAATTACGTGCTCCGCAATGAGTATCATTAATAAGTGCAATCTTGCTCATCTAAGTATTCCTGCAAATCTTCAACAATGTCATCAGTCATAAACATCTCAAGAGATTTGTTTTTCTTTTCAGCTTTAACAAACTCTTTGATCTTAGTGTCTTTATCGCGAACACGTCCAATACGTTCTCTTAAAGTATCAATGAATGCTTGTTCACCATGTGTATCATCACCTTGAATCTGTGCAATGAATTCTTCTACACCTGATTGTTCAATGAACTTCCACTTGATGTCTTGTTGCTTCTTCTCTTTTTCAATACGACGAAGGAATGCAAAGTAACAAATCTGAGTAAAGTAAGCAAAGGCATTAGGAGTACCTGTACGTGTGACAGCATTAGGATTGTAGTTGTTAATTGCTCGTAAGCAGTTCTCAACAGCATCCATCACCATCTCTTCTCGATAGGTGTATCTAATGAAGTTTACTTTGTGTGATAGACCTTCTGCGATCTTAAGAAAACAATCTGCAATGTAGGTTGTTACGATTGGGATTGGTAGATTGTTTTCTTTGGCTGCTGAGACTGTGTCTACATAGGCCACTACCGCTTCACCGAACTCTTTGTTGTTCACATAATGTGGACGAGCTTTAGGTTCCATTTATTGATTCACTCCGGTTAAAATAACGTGCATAATATATTGTATCACATAATGACTCGTTTGTACAGGAATTTATTTACGATTATTTTTCATCTAGCCCTGTACTACTAGACAATCTCGGTATATTATAGATCTACCCCCTCCGGGTACCAGTAGTATAATTAATGGACGGTCTCAGTGTCTACCATATCAAGTAAGTCATCATAGTCTTCACCGTTGGTGTCTTCGAGTTCTTCGTCTGTATTATTTACCATTCTGTTATAATGATTAGCAACCATATCGTTTACGATCGCTTCAGCGATGATATGTGTCTTAGCAATAATCACTTCATCATTCTCAGCAAATCCCATCCAACGTGAAAACATGTTTGCTTCTCGCATTCCAGTTTCGCTGATCTGCTTTTCTTTGTAAACACGAAGTGGATTCCTTACTAAGAATTCAGCAGAGTCTTCTCCACTAACCTCAGTAAGAATTTCCTCACCGCTGACTAATTTAATTTGACGAATGTCTCTAGGAAGATAGTTCATTTTGTAATTTGAACCTCATGAATGGTGTACTTAAACTTCTCTTTAGTATACAATTGAATTCTTATACCAGCATGAACTAATGTATAGTTCTTCTTGGTTTTCCAATGTAGATCATCACAAATATCAAATAGTTTGCAATCACTTCCATCATCAGCTTTTCTTAGCCCGCGACCAATAGACTGCAACACTTTAATTTGTGACTTACTTGGACTTGCAAAAATGATGTTATGCAAGTTCTTAATGTTAATACCTGTTGAGAATGTACCTAAAGAAGCAACAATAATTGCATTCTTTTCTTTCTCTACAATACCACGAATAGCTTCTCTATCTGCAACATCAGTAGCGCCTGATACAAAGAACACTTTTCGTCCTTCTGCAGCGCCATCGCGAATTAGTTTGAATAGTGGCTTACCATGTTTCTCAACTAAGTTGAATAAAACAAGTGTATTGCCTTTACAATCTAGTGCAAGATTTTTAATAAAACTATTTCGCTTACTGTGTGATACGATAAAATCGATTTCTTCCTGATAGGTTTTATCCTTATTGAGCTTACACTCATCATCAGAATATTTCAACACTAACGCTTTAATGTCAAGTTGTGCTAACTTGTCATCATCCATAAGTTGTTTAGTCGTAGTCACTTGATACACTGTACCAAATAAACCTTCTAGCACAAGACGGTGTGTGAGTGTACCATCTAACGTACCAGTAGTACCAAAGCGATATTCACAATCAGTCAACTTCTCCATGATAGAAGATAATGACTTGGCTTGGAATGTGTGTGCTTCATCACCAATCACCATGCCAAATTGATCAAACCAACTCTTAGGCATCTTATAGATTGATTGCCATGTAGTAATTACAATAGGTGAGATCGGATCTTTCTCTTTACCGCTATAGATTTTGTGAATCCACTTCTCAGAGAATGCACCATCGTTCTGTCCATATGTCTCAAAGTCAGATGACATCTGTTCAACCAACGATGTAGTTGGCACTACAACAAGAACACGCTTTCTTTTTAAAGACAGATAGTAACGTGTTAAGATGTAAATGATAAGGGATTTACCTGAGCCTGTAGGAGATAAAAGCAGCCTACGCTTATTCTGCAGGCCAACCGTACATGCACGTAACTGATACTCATAAGGCGGGAAAGGTAGATCTAACTCACGTTCACAGAATTCTTTTACATCATGTTGAGAGATCTCTTCTAACTTACTTAGATTATCACCTTCAATTTTGTATCCACGCTCTTCAGCAAATCGTACTAAATGTGGGTATAAGCCCATGTACAAATTGTGAGTACGCAAATCAAACAAACGGATCTTACCATCCCACATCTTGTTTCGAAAGCTGGGCATATATTTGTATCCAGGAACATAGAATGTGAAGTAGTCTGCAAGCTCTTGTCTTGCACCACCATCACATGTTATCCTCATGTACACGTCATTAACTTTACGTACTTCTAATTTTTCCATTATGAACCCGACGTGAATTGTCTCCACTTAATCATATTAGCAATTGTCTGATGTCTCCACGTAACGTTAGAGAGAATGTCAGATAATGTATCTATCATTGTTTTCCAATAATCAATTTGAGCTTGAACTTGTTGGATCTGCGGATCGCTATCATACCAATAGTCCATATCACTCTTCATTGGTTTAGTCAAACCTTGGTAAGGATCATAGTCCCAACCTTTTTCATCCATCTGTACACGATCCATCTTACCGTTGTACCACATGAACTTGTCTTTCAATAGGCGTTTAAACTCTTGCTCTTTGCGCGTTTTCTGTAATTTTGAAAGCGACAAAAGCTCCAAGTATTTAGCGTGGAGCTTTGGCGTTTCTCTAGAAGATTTATCCAGCTCCATGTCATCGATGGTGCAGTCTTTCTTCCATTGTTCTAGAACTTGTTCAAGTGTAAGCATAATATAATTCCTCAGTTGTTATAGCATTATTTATTTAAACGTATAGTAGTCATACCTAAAGGTTACGTCAACCTGTGCATATGTAATGTCAGCATCTTGTACATTAAATGCAATAGAACCAATACTTACAGGAAATGCATTTTTAAATACTACTTCTCTGTTTGGATTGTTCTTGCTTGATAAAATATATGCAGTGATGTCATCAAACATTTCTGCAGAGTTATTAGCCTTAACACTTCGTTGAAGCCAATCATAAATCTCAACAAAGTTTTCCATGTTTTCAGCTACTAACATAGTAACTGTCAATGGTTCATATATCAATTTATCGCCAGGAAAGTATGCATCTTGTTGTGGACGAGCAACGACTGTCTCTGATACAGATAATCCAGGCATTACAAAGTTTTGGCAAAAATACGATGTATTAGGTGCCTTATTGAATACCATTCTAAAACCATCTGAGATGGCTAATGGATTCTTATTTTGTGTTAGTGTGGTTGTCATAGCTTTATTTATACACCTCCAGAAACAAAAAGAGAGGGACCGAAGTCCCTCTCATAAGTTTAACTATCTAGTTATAGTTATATCGTTTAATCGTTAGATTAAGCGTTATCTAAAAGGCCAGTAACCTTGAAGATACGGAAGTAAACGTTGCTACGGTTTAAACCAACATCGCTAACTGGTGCTGAACCTGGGTTAGAGAATGGGTTAGAGATCATGCCGTAACGTGTCTTGAAACCAATCTTTGGTTGGAATGTACCTTGATCCACTGCACGAACCATAGTCAATGGAACGTATGGAGCGTAGAACAAACCAGCGTCGTATGGGTTAGTACCGCGGTAACCAACAGTGATGTAGTCAGTTGTTGCGTATGGATCAATGTAAACCTTGATCTTACCGTTCAATGTACCAGCAAATGTATTGCCAGTGTCATCAACTTGTAAGCTAGTTGCCATTGCTGGGTTGTATACCAACATACCAGAAGCAGCCAAAGCAGTTGCAACATCTGATGAACAGATGATGAAGTTACCCTTACCACGACGTGTATCTTTAGCGATTTGGTTAGCTTCGCGATCTAATTGAACCAATAGACCCTTGAAGCGCTCTACTGACCAACGGCCGTCAGCGTCAGTGTACAAGTTGAATGTACCAGCTGATGTGCAGTTAGCTGTTTGAGCACCTAACTTAGCTTTAACGTTGATAGTACGAATAACTTCGCGGTTGATTTCAGCCAAGATTTCTGCTGAAAGGATGTTAGACAATTCTGTCTCAGCATCAAGACCATGAACTGCTTTCAAGTCTTGTGCAAGTTCCATAGTGTATTCAGCCTTTAAAGCACGTGTCTTTGCAGTCACTGTTGCTTTTTCGATTGAGAATGCCATTTGAGCAAAGCTGTTACCAGATGCATCACCTAGTGCTTCACCTTCAGCAGTTGTCATACCGCGACCAACACCGAATGGGTCAGCAACTGTATCTGCACCTGTAGTACCAGCTGTACCAGCACCACCAGCGTTAACTGTAGCGTCTGTACCTGGCAATGAAGAAGAATCACCACCGTGTGCGCCGCCCTTAGCAGTTGCTGTAGAGCCACTGAAAGAAGAGCTAGAGAATGATGTATCAGCTTCTTGATAAAGAGCTTCTGCACCGCTTTGTGACTGGTAACGTGACTTCATAGCGAAGATCAAACCAGTTGGGCCAGACATTGGCTGAACACCAGCAACGTCGTAAGCCATTAGGTTAGGCATAGAACGACGAACCAAAGAGATCAAGATTGGATCGAAGTTAGCAACACCAGCGCCAGTAGCGTTTGTGTGAGCAGCTTCAGTCATGAAACCTGATTGAGCACGTTCTTCTGCCATTGCCTTCTCTTGGTTTTCCAAGATAACAGCTGTAACAGCGCGCTTGTATGGGTCATTGATCTTTGGAAGATCTGCGTGGTCTAGAACTTCAGACCATTTTTGTTGTGCTTGTTCTGATAAAAACATTTTATGTTTTCCTTTTATTTGAGAGTACGAGAGATGGCGCTAACATAAGCTGCCATACGTGGGGATGCGGTAGTTTGTTGTGGTTCGTCTTCTTGAATTTCTTCATGAATAGATTCAACAGATGCTTTCTTGAAATGAGCTTCCTTAATGATAGAAACTTTCTTAGCGAAAGATTCAGCGTCATCATAGTCAACACCTTCAACTAGAGACTCAAGTTTTTCAACTTCAGTAGCAGCTAGATCAGTAGTAGCTTCAGCGATGATTTCAGCGCGTTGAAGAGTTTCAAGTTCTTCAGCAAGCTTAACAGATTTCTCTGTAGACTCTTGTAGCTTAGATTCAAGTTCTTCAACTTGCTCAGCTAGATCGTCAATCAAATCAGCTTTACCTTCTGGGACTTCAATGTAGTGCTCAACGAACACTTGTTGAAGTTGAGTCATGAAGCTTTCAGCGATCTCAGCACGAAGGCCAGTTTCAACTGCTAACTCATTCTCTTCCATCCATTGTTCAACAACGTAGTTAAGATAACCATCGATTTTCTCAACTAATTCTGAACGAATAGATTCTACTTCCTCTGCTAATTCAGAGATTTTCTTTTCTTCAAGCTTTTGTACTTCTTCTGAAAGACGTGCGCTTAATGCTGAATTGAATAGAACAGTTGCCTTCTCTTTGAATTCTTCAGAGAGATTAGAATCAGACTCAACAAGAGCTTTTAGGTCTTCCTGAACTTGTTCTTCGCTAACAACAATTACTTCTTCTTCAACAATTTGAGCTACTTCTTCAGACTCTTCATTGAAGAGTTTAGAGAATACAACTTGAAGGTCTTCCTTTTTCATTCCAGACAGTTTGTCAACAGCAGCGCTGATGATGCCGGACTTAGTCTTAGGAACTGGTTGCTTTGAAGTTGTTGCAAGAGATTTCTTCTTGTCATCTTCAAAGTCAGAACCCTGACCAAATTTAGCAGATTTAGCATCGCCTTTTGCAGCGATAGTTGCTTCGTCTACTGTGTCCTCTGAAACTTCAACTTTTTTGTCAAGTTCCACATCATTTTGGAGCTGTGCTTCTAAATTGTCTTGATCTAATAGATCTTTTTGTGACATTCAAATCACTCCTTTGTGTTAAAGTTTAGAGAGGAAATGTTGGAAAACGCGTACTTGAGCTTCAGCAAGCTGAGCCTTTGGTGTTCTCTTTATTTCAGTCTCAATCTGTTCAATTTCTTGAGGTTTTAAAACACCGTTCTCATAGATCCATTCAACACCTTCCATAATTCCGTTTACGAAAGCGGCTGGTGCTGATGGGTCCTGGACGATGTCTACAGTCGCGAGATGGAAGTCATTCTTTACATAATTGACTCCATTTCGTGTCTCAAGACTACCCATACCACGAGATGATACTCCTAATTTTACACCACCTTCAAGTAAACCTTTTACGATTTTACCCATAGGAGTGTCTAGGATTTTTGCCTTACCAATCACATTTGAACCTTCAATACGAAGGGATGTGATTAAGTGAGAAACTTTGTCGAGGTTGATTGTTGGACCATCAGGGTGGTTCAACTCACCAACCGCACGACCTGTCTTTACCTGCTCTTCGATATATTTTTCGACAGCAGGATGCAATACGTTTGATTCATAGATGCGGCCGTTGCGATTCTTAGCATCAGCCATCATAAAGATACCTTCAATGAAGACATCCTTTGTTCCGTTTTGTTTTGCTTCAGTTACATACTGAATATCGGAATCTAATTGTTCTGTAATTAACTTCATTCGTTTTCATTTCCTAATGAATCGGCTGCATCTAATGCTGCTTCTTTAGCAGCATCTATAGTCCTGAATGTTTCCAATAAGGTATCATTCATATAGACTACAAAATGATCGTTGATCTTTACGATCTCGATCTTGTTTGTACTATCACTTACATTCCAAGTTGCCAAGGTTTCTGCAAGTGATAATCTAATATTTTTAAACTTCTTCAGTTCCATTGTCTTCTGATGTTTCAGTTTCTAATTCAACTTCATCACCAATGACAGTGTCTGGGTTAGTGCCATAGATGCCTTGGGCTACTTCAATCTTTTTAGCTTCTAATGCATCGCTAATCTTTGCATTGAGAGCTGTAGTGAATGCAGCATCCATAGTTTCTTTTTCGCCAGATTCAATTGCACTTAAAAGTGCGTTAGCATAATCACTCATAATAACCTTTCAATATATTTATACAAATCAATTCTTTAGCGGCTTGTCTTTAACAGCTGCTTTAGTATCATCTTTTTGACCAGTGACTGTTGGATCTGGATCTTTAGCTTCTAAGTCATTTAAATTAACTGGAGCTCCACTTTGATCGTTAATGCCTTGCATTGAATCTTGATTCTGATCACCTTCTTCTTCAATCTCTTTATCAAGTTCTTCGATCTCTTCTTCAGTTTGTTGAAGAATATTCTTACGAACCCAAGTTTGAGAATAGTATTTACCAACGTATGGATCTACCAATTGAAGAGTGTTCATACGCTCACGTAAGATTTCTGATTCTTTTAATTCAGAGAAGTAGTTATCTTGCATGAAGTCGATAATTAAACCTTCCTTCATAGTAACCCAGTCGTCTTCTGTAATGATACCCTTTAGAATCAATTGAGTCTTAAGTGCTTGCATGAATACATCAGAGAAACGCTTACGGATACGACCAATGAACTTAGTGAACTTGATTTCATCACGAGAGATTTCAGTTGAGCGACCTAATACAAATGATTGGTTCTCTTCTAAACGAGAAACTGGAACGTTCAATGACTTGTATAGTTTCTTTTGGAAGTACTCAATGTCAGCAATTTGACCTAGGTTCTCACCGCCTGGCAATGTAGTAATCTCTGTACCTTTACCGCCTTCACGACGTGGCAACCAGAAGTCTTCCAACATAGACATATGCTTGCGATCATCTTTGATTTCACCAGTGTTGGCGTCATAGACAATCTTGTTCTTGTAACGTGCCATGATATCACGTAGATATGCTTCAGCTTTACCTTTAGGTAAGTTACCCACATCAATATAGAAAATACGACGTTCAGGTGCACGTGCCATACGATAGATGACTAATGAGTCTTCCATCATACGTAATTGGTTAACTGGCTTAATTGCCTTATACAAATAAGACAATACTTTCTTAGATGTTTGATCTAATAAACCAGATGTAACGTAAATGATTGAGTCTTTAGAGATCTTTAGACCAGTGTTTGACTTACCTTGAATTGTATCTTGGTAAATGTAGAACTCTTGGTACCCTTTAATCATAGGTTGACCAGTTCTAGAGTCTTTGTCTTGAATTACTTGACGAACTTTACGAATCTTTAATGGGTCAATTGGACGTAATTCCAAGATACCATTCTTTGGATTCTTCTCATCAATAATGATATGATAGAATAGACGACCATCAACATACCACTTACGGAAAATCTCATGACCATTTGCATCAAAGTTTAATAAACGAGTAACGTTATCAAATTCTTCACGAATAAGCTTCTTAATCTTATCGCTGTATTTGTCTAAGTTCTCAGTGATGATTTCAACAGATTCATCTTTCTCGTCAGAAACAATAGCTTCATTAACGATGTCTTCAATGGCTGAATCACACTCAGGATAAAGTGCTACTTCTCTATACTTCTTAATTAAGTCGGAGTCGTCTTTAGCCTTAGTGCCTTCAATATCAACGTACTGACCAAAGTAACCACCTTCCATAATGACAGTTGAGCCGTCATTAATGTCTGGCGCAGCAAAAGAAGTTTTCTTCTTATCTTCTTGTTCTTCTTTTTTACGATTGATTTGAAAACCAAATAGTTCCATTTTTATACCTTTAATATGACGAAGAGGAGAGCAGGTTTCCCCACTCTCCTTTTATTTATCTACTACGTATTAGGTAGTAGTTCCAGCAGATTCCCAATATTGAACTTGTAGTTCAACTGTGAATTCTTCGATAGTGTCTGTTGAATCATATGATAATTCAATAGTAGATAAGTTAGTTGGGAATGTACCACGGAATGTGTACACCTTTACTTCGTTACCAGCTTTATCTAACTGAGCAATTTGCATGTCAGCTTGATAATCAGATGGATTTGTAAGACCAGTGTTGTTGGCGTGTTGGTTAATACCATTCATCCATTTTTCAAAGGCATTACGAATCTTAAAATCTGTATCGTTAAGAATAGTGATTGTCCATGGTTCAAAAGTACGATCACCAGCGATTTGCAATTGACGTCCACGGAATGGAACTGTAATTGTATTCACTGTTGATGCTGGTAGAGCAGCAGCTTTCACTAAGAAAGATGTTAACTCTACATCACCTCCAGCATACGCTGGAAAGTTGATTGTAGCTTTGAATAGGTTTGGACGTGCACCACCACCGACTAGTTTTGACTTGAAGTCATCAACTCCTAAAATAGCCATGATTAACCTCCAATTTCTGAGAAGTCAACGCCAGTACGAGTGGCAATGAAGTTCAGAGTAATAAAGTTGATTGAACGTGCTGGCTTGATGTAGATATCTGCAACGAATTGGTTGCTATCGATAACTTCACCAGTGTTGTTTGTAGAATCACATACAACTTTAAAGTCAGTAATACCACGACGGCCTTTGATTTCACGAAGGAAAGGCTCAGTCATATTACGGAACATAGCACGAGTAAATTCATCGTTCAATTCGAACAATTGATATTTAGCTGCTGTAGCAACTGCTTTTTCAAGCACGATGAATAGGCGACGTACGTTAATACGATCGAATGCAGATGGTTTAGCTTGTAAAGTCTTGTCACCAAAAAGGATTGTACCTTCACCTGGGAACGAAACAATTGGGTTTACACGCTTCTTGTATAGATCATCACGTTCTGCTTTCTTTGGGTTGAAAGCAACACGAGTAATACCTAACAATTGACCACGATTGTAACCGCCTGGAGAGAACCATGCATCAGCAACTTCATCAGTGTTAGCACATAGACCAGCCATGTGACCAGCAGCTGGGATCCAACGATACACGTCATTATACTTATCGTATACTTTCAATGCTGTAGAATCTGTAAAGCCGTATGAGCTTGATGTCAAACCATCAGCGAATGTTAGGACTTCAGTCTTAGGTGCTGAGTTGCCAACAGTTGCTGCAATAGGAGGAGAAACGAAAGCTACTAAGTCTTTACGGTTTTCTGCAATTGCAATTAGGTTATTAGCCTGAGTGATAGCATCTGCCCAGTCTGTGCCAGTTTCTAATGATGGAGCACCAATCAATAAATTAACATCGATTGTTTCTGAATCATTGAACAACTGGAATCCACTGTCGATATCACCAACATCAAGTGCTGTACCATCAGCGCCACCAGCAAGTGAAACTGTATCCACTGTTGTGCCAGTTGCAAATGTTTTACCAACTGCGCTTGTGCCAGCATTAGTGAATGCTGCAAGGTGATCCATTAACCAAACGTAAGATGAAGAACCACTAATAACTTCTTTATAGTAATTTGTAGAACCATCAAATTTCTTAGCATCAGATGCTTGAGAAACGAATGCAAACTTTTCAAGAACTGTACCTGCTGCGCCAGTAACGTTACCGTCTTCATCAATTACAACTACGTGTAATTCGTCATTAGAACCACCAACAGATGATGCAAATGCCGATGTGCTTGGTGCGCCATCGAATAAACTTGCGTAAGCCCAACCAGTAAAAGCTGTACCATTAGCTGGACACATAGAAACTTTTAATGAGTTACCTGCGCCGCCTGGGTATTTAGCAGCCCAAACACCAACTGATGCAGAACCATCAGCGTATTGGTTGTCATATACGTCTTTATTTTTAATTAACAAACCTGTACCTGCGCTACCGCCTGTACCTGATGTTGCGTTTAGTGCGCCAGTTGATGAAACTGCACGAACTACTTTTAGATTGTTACCATACTTTAAGAAAGCTGCTGCGTTTAAAAAATACGCTGCTGTAGAATTAGTTGGTGTACCAAACTTGTCTACTAGATCTTTCTCAGAAGTAACTGTTACAATCTCCTCTACCGGTCCCCAAACTGACTGAATAACTGTAGCTCCAATTGAAGTAGAGACAGCAGGTACCACGTTTGTAAGATCGATTTCGCGTACTTGTACGCCTGGAGAAACTTGAAAAGCCATTGTTCTCTACCTCGATTTTAGTTGATGATGTGTTGTTGAGAGCATAATATGAACCATAATAAGAATATTCACTTCTTAGCTATATTTATAATTTTTCCATCTTAACAATTCTAACCTCTGGATCTGCTTCCTCAATAGGTTTAATGTTATAAATTGGATCATCATTAACTTCAACAATCTCGGGTTCTTCAATAGGTTGCATCTTAAAGAAGTCATCCCATTGTTTTGTTTGTTTCTTTTTCATCTCCATGTTACCTGCAATAAGCAATAAGATTGCCATTGGGTCAAACACACAGATGATTAAGATGATCATTAACCTAACGGCTTTACCAATAACTTCTTCGCTGCTTGCACCATAGACAAGTTCTGCAACATACTTGATTGGACCAACCTCGGCTTCAATCTTAGAAAGATCGGCGGCAAGAGGTGCTCTCTCCTCGTTGAGTAACCCAATCTTCTTCTGTGCGGCTTCGACTTCATCAACCAAGCGTTGACGTTCTTTCTGCTGGGACCTTCTAAAAGCCATAGCGTTTGTGGCACCTTTTTCATCTGTTGAGCGGCCCAATATTTGCTCCACTCCCGCATCCATTTGTTTGATAGCTTGCTTTGCTGTAGCGATATTCTCTTTTTCATTTTTAATCTTTTCATCAAGTAAGTGTACCTTATCTGCAGATCCACCAATCACTACAGATTGATCTAAGTGTGCTTTAGACAAATAACCAAAGATACCCATTGAGGTAATCAACGAAAGGATAACTACAGCAGACGTGAAATAAACAATTAGAATCTTTGGTGCAGTTGTCCAATTACGATAAACCCAAGAAGCAGCGACAAGCTTACCAACACCTAAAGCAGCACCCATGACGATAGCTGCAATTGGTTGTGAAGCAAAGATTGCCACTAAACCTGCAATAGAGTAATACTCAGCAACGCCTGAAATAATAAATGCTGCTGCAAATAGAATGTATGTAAACATTAATTTAATCCCGGAAATTCTCGCCAACGTTGGCCAGTGTCATCAATAATAACTTCCTCTTCTTGGCCATCACTGATGAAACCAAATGGAAGTACTTCATCTTCAATTTGTTTTGCTTGTTGAGCATAGATCAAACTTCTCATGTTTGAATCCATTGCTTCGTTAAACATTGGTGTAGCTGCAAACCAACCAAATAAAACTAAGTTCATAATCAAGTCATCGTGCATGCCATCAGTAGCTTCATATGATTGACCCTTA